TATGAGGATCTTTAAATGGAAATAACAGAGGCAATGCTTGATGCAATCGAGGCTGTAAAAGGTAGGCGTGACCCTGCTTATTGGGATGGTCGTTGCAGACGATATATGGAAAAGCAAGAAAATTTAAAAAAAGATGTAAAAAATTCCAAAAAAGGGTAATATAAAATAAATACTTTCTTTTGTTATGGCTATTAAGGGTGATGTTGGGAAAATCATGTTTGAAAACGCTGGTGGAACTGAAGCTGACGTTGGCCAGACAAGATCATGGTCTTTATCTATTAGTAAAGACGTTATAGAGACAACAAAACAAGGAGATACTTTTAAAACAAATATTGGTGGTTTGATTGCTGGCGAAGGTTCAGCAGAACTTTTATATGCCCCTAGTGAAACAGGCGCAGGCTACACAACATTTATTGATGATGTTTTAACAACAGGTGATAATGCTGATGCATTATTTGAATTATTCCCTGATTCTGGCGAATCAGCAAAGAAAATCAGTTTTGCAGGAATCATTACTTCCGCAGAATATGGTGCAACTCTTGGTGAAGTTCAAATAATTAATATCAGTTTCATTACAAGCGGTACTATAACATCAGCTATATAGTACATTTTAAATAACTAACCCCAATTTAATATGGCAACAAAAAGAAACGTAGATCTCATCACTGAGGCTTTTAGTGATGTAATGACCGCAAGAAGAAAGTATGAGTTAAAAAAGCCAAATGGTGAACTGTTAAAAGAGTTATATTTTCCACCACTTACAAGACACGACAGAATACAAGCACAAAATTCGGCTGGTACAGATGAAGCTTTAGCAATATCAACCAAACTATTATGTCAGCTTGCAGAAAATGAAGATGGCACAAAGGCTTTTGCTTCTGCTGATGCTGAAAACTTAAAAAGGTTTTTACCAGAGACTGTTTTAAATGAACTTGAACTATTTATGATGGATATTCAAATTGATATAAATACAGCAAAAAACGAATCAGGCGAGATACTTGGTTAAATTTCGAGTTTTCTCTCGCAGCAGAATTAGGTAAGACATTAGTTGAATTAAGAAAAAGTATAACAGAAGAGGAGCTTATTTATTGGGCTGCTTATTATGAACTTAAAAATGAAAGGCATGAAAAAGAAATGCAGCGACAAAAGGCCAAATCAAGGTAATATATAATAAAGGTTATTTGTATTTGTGGCACAATCAACAGTCAGGTTAATAGTTGATGCACAAAATGCAATAAGACCATTGAAGCGCGTAAATGAACAGACCAAAGCTTTAAGTAAGAGTACAGATAAATTAAAAGGTAGATTAGACAAAGGTAACAAATCACTTCGAGATACAGGAAAAGCAGCAAAAACCGCAAGTGGCGGTATTTCGACTTTAACTAAAGCATTTGCTCCATTATTAGCTGCGGTGTCAGTCTTAGGTGCAGCAAGATTTGTTTTTGTAAAAACTGCTGAACTTGAAACACAAAGAAAAAGCTTAGAAGTATTAACTGGTTCTATTGAAAAAACAAATAATATAATACAAGAGCTACAAGAATTTGGCGCTGTTACACCTTTTACAAGTACTGAATTAATAGAACAAACAAAAAGATTAAAGGCTTTTGGTTTTGAAACTGAAGAATTAGTTGATACCACAAAAAGACTTTCTGAGGTTGCTGGTGCTACTGGTGCTGATTTACAAGGCATAGCAACAGCTTTTGGACAGATAAGGGCAAAAGGAAAATTACAACAAGAAGAAAATTTACAGTTATTGGAAAGAGGTGTTGATATAACAACTGAATTAAAACGAATAACTGGATTACAAGGTGATGCTTTTGAAAAAGCACAAAGACAAGGAAAAATAGGAGCCGATCTTGTGAATCAAGCACTTATAAATCTAACAAATGAAGGTGGTGCTTTCTTTGGTGGTGCAACAGCACAAGCTGATACTTTAAATGGATTGCTTTCTACATTACAAGATTCTATTGAAACTCTTGCAAAAACTATTGGAACTGAACTTGAAGATGAAATAAAAAATATTTTAGATTTTAGTATTAAAACAGTTAAAGTTATTGATAAGTTAATAAAAGATTTTGATATTTTACAAAAAGCTATAAATACTATAAGACTTCAAAATCCTTTTGAACAAATAAAAGAAGTTAAAAAACAATTAGAAGATCAATTTAATATACAAGAAGATATAGCTGAAACTTTTATTGGTAGATCACGTGTTCAAAATGAGATTATTAAAAAAGATCAAGAAACAAATAAAAATCTCAAAGAACAGTTAAGCATTTTTGATGAAATAAAAAATATTAATTTAGATATTTTAAGAGGCGAAGAAGAAAGAGAAGACTTACTTAAAAAAAATGAAAAATTTAATGATTTGCAAATTAAATCACTGAAAGAAATTACAACTTTGGAAGCTAAACTTTCAGGCAAAAAAGAGGAACAGATAACTTTAGAACAAAAAATAAATGAAATAAAAAAAGAGTTTACTGGTGAAGATGCGAAACAACTTATTAGTCAGTTAAAAAATATAGAAGCATTGAAGGAAAAACTTGGAGTTATGGATGAAAATAGTAGAGCCGCGGAAGAGTTAAAAAATAAATTTGACCAAATTGGTGTCTCTATAGAATCAAACATAAAAGATAATTTAAGAGATGCAATTACAGGCGCACAATCTTTTGGTCAGGCAATGACAAATGTATTAAATAGAATAAGAGATAAGATCATTGATGCACAACTTGATAGGCTTGTTGGTGGAATTAGCGATAGTTTTTCAAATGCTGCAAGAGGTGGACAAAGAAAAGGTATCGGAGGCTTTTTAGGTGGTCTTATAGGTGGTCTTTTTGCAAATGGTGGTAGGCCACCAGTAGGCAAAGCTTCTATAGTTGGTGAGAGAGGGCCAGAATTATTTGTGCCAAAAGTTGCTGGTACTATAATTCCTAATAATGCAATCGGTGGAGGTGATAATACAACAAATATGGTTACAGTGAATGTAGATGCTTCTGGTTCTTCTGTGGCTGGTAACAGTACAGATGCACAGGCTTTAGGAGCAGCAATAGGGGCTGCTGTACAGGCACAACTGATAAAAGAAAAAAGACCTGGAGGTTTATTAACTAGATAAATGGCAACTTTTCCTTCTATTCAACCCACTTATGGGATGAGAAAAACAAGCGCACCAAGAATCAGGTCAACAAGACTTGGTGATGGTTATGAGTTCAGAGCATTATTTGGCCTTCCACTGACCCAAGATCCAAAAATATATGACCTTACTTTCAATGTTTCAGAAACACAATCTGATGTCATAGAAGGATTTTTGCGAAGTCGCGTAAATGATCAGGCAAGTTTTACCTTTACTCCTCCTGGAGAAGGCTTTACAAAAACAGGAACTTATAGCCAAAGTGGAACTACTGTCACCATAACCATTACAAATCATGGTCTTGCTATCGGTGATGTCGTGACCATTGACTACACTTCTGGGTCTGCAACCGATGGTGACTTTGCAATCGCCACAACTGCTGATGATAATACATTCACGGTAACGGCAGCTTCTTCTGCAACAAATAGTGGTAATGTATCGGTTACATTATCAGGGGCTGGAAAATTTGTCTGCCAATCATGGACAAAGACCATACCATATAACAACAGAGCAATATTAAACTGCACTTTCAGGGAGGTATTTGAACCATAAATGGGATTACCTACAGCAGAACTACAGGCACTGACAAACAAATCTGTTATTGAACTTTATACATTGACATTGGTATCTGCATTACATGGTTCAACTGATGTGACTAGGTTTCATTCTGGCGTTGGTATGAACAGTAATGCCTCAATAATATGGCAGGGTAATACTTATGATAAATTTCCAATCCAAGCTGAAGGATTTGAATATTCTGGCCGTGGGTCGCTTCCAAGACCGACAATAACAGTTTCTAATGTATTGGGAACAATTACAGCATTGATGGCAACAGTAAATGCCACAACACCTTTTAATGATCTTCAGGGAGCAAAATTTGTACGCATACGCACTCTCAGCCAGTTTTTAGATGCTGCAAACTTTCCATCAAATCAAAATCCTTTTGGTACACCAGACAGCACAGCAGAACTGCCACAGGAAATTTATTTCATAAATAGAAAAATTGTAGAAAATAGAGATATTGTACAGTTTGAACTTGTATCTGCTTTAGATTTGCAGGGAGTCCGTGCGCCAAAACGTCAAGTCACAAGAAAAGATTTTCCAGGTGTAGGTACTTTTGTAAACGCATGACTTGGAAAACTGATGCGGCAAAACACGCTGAAGAATGTATGCCAAAAGAATCTTGTGGTTTGTTGGCAATAATCAAAGGAAAAGAAACTTATTGGCCTTGTAAAAATATTGCAGAATCTGGGTTTGAATATTTCATTATTGACCCTGATGATTGGGCAGAATGTGAAGATACAGGAGAAATTATTGGTATTGTTCATTCTCATCCTTATGATCCACCACAACCATCTGATAATGACAAAGCAAGTTGTGAATATTTAGATTTACCTTCTCATATATATAGCGTAAGAATGAAGGAATGGTGTTCTTTTGAACCGAGTGGTTGGAAAGCACCGTCACTTATTGGTAGAAGTTTTATCTGGGGTGTTCATGATTGCTGGTCAATAATCCATGATTGGTATAAAGAAACAAAAAATATTGATCTAAAAATATGGGATAGACCAAAAAGGATAAAAGATTTTATTGAGAATCCATTATTTGAAAAAGGCTTGCCGATTACAGGATTTAAAAAACAACCGACAGATGATGATATACAAGTTGGTGATGTTTTATTGTTTCAATCAACTTCAGGTAATTTAGATCATGTCGCTGTTTATATTGGTGATAATATGATTT